TCGCTGAATTTAGAGTTGCTGAAGAAGTATAAAGAGCTAATTTAAACTTATCACCACCAGAAGCAAAATTTGCATCACCTTCTAGTAATTGTTTCTTAAACGCATTTGCAATCGCTTGTGTTATAGCCATAGTTTATCTCCTTATTTTCCTCCGACTCGAGGAACACCTGATTGATATTCGTCTCGTCTTCGTCTTCCCATTTGTTCAATTGAGAAACCTTCTACTACTTGTTTATACTTTCCTTCGTATAATTGCAAGAGATCGTTTGGTCCCTTTAAGAAGCTGTAAGCTTCGACTAAACATGCATACAAAAGTCCGTTGGGAAAATACTTACTTAGGTATGTTGTTGTATTTGTACTCGATAAACCTGGATCTTTCAAGATATAATTTAATTGAATTTCATAATTTGAACTAGGTGTAGGAGCCAAAACAATAGTATCTTTGTCCCACATACCGTAGTATTTAGGCTCTCCAGTTGCTCCAGTAGAGTTATATTCTGACATAAAACTGGTATCTCTATATTCTAAAAAATTTCTAGTTCCACCAGAGCCACCATCTACAATCTGAGCAGATCTAATTATTAATAAATCAGCAGGTACATCTATAAATCTTTGTGAAGCAATCAAATTAGCAGTTGCATATCTTCTGTTATTATCAGAATCAACATCTCTATATATTCTCCATTCAGCATTTTCAATAAAACCATCAACAATAGTTGCAGTTAAAACATTTGAATCTGTTTCTGTGTAATCTCTAATTTTTTGTACTAGTTCTGCGTATGTCATTATCCTTGTAGGTTCACAGGGCCAGCTGTGCAACCATCTCCTCCTCCACTAATTCCACTAGTTGTAGCTGTGTCGGTACTAGCAAAATAAAAATAATTTGTTGTATCTGATACAATACCACTTCCATCAATTTTTCCAACTGTAATTGTAAATCCATTAGTATTACTAATATCAGTTACTCCATTAAAAGATGGAACATTATCGTAGCCACTTGCATTAGTTGGTCCTCTAAATCGAACTATATTTCCATTTGATCGACCATGATTAGGTGAATAGACATTGACATAAGTAGTACCACTATAAATAATTGTTTGAAAGGGATTTGTTTGTAATAAAATTAAAACTGGTGGCTCGACTCTTGCCGGTCTTGCAAATTGCAAACCTTGTGGATCTGCAACAGTTGGTTTAGGTTCTAATTGTGGTTGCTTAGGTTCAAATTCAGAAATATGTACTCTAGCACCATTCCATTCCACAACCATTTCTTTATATGGAAAAGCCATACCTGATCTATCAGAAATAAATTGTGCATATTTACCGTTTGATCTAGACATTTGGATAATAAGTTTTAGGGGTTATGAAAGTACTAGATGAAGAACCATCTTCTTGTAAAGCTCTTTGTAATTCATCTTCATAAAGCATTTTCATTTGTTGAACTAATTCTGGTTTAAATTTTTGTGATAAATAATATGCAAGTCCAGATACCATACAAGGTACAAATCGATACGGAACATCTGCATTATTTGTATAGGCTCCTGCATCCTGAATCCTGCTAACATAATAATAATTTAATAAGTTTCCGGCTTCTGTGCTTCCGGGAGTTAAATATAAAGTGATTGTAATTTTATCTATAAATCTTTGTACAAAATATTGTGTTGGAGTTCCTTCTTGTGTTTTAGAAGATAGACCTTGATAAGTCGATCTATTAATTTTAGTTAAAGAAAAATCAACACCAGAAGAATTTCTATAAACTGCTTCTAAAATATCATCAACACCATATACTGCTGTTGCATCTGAAGTACCATCTGCTGTTGATCTATACATTGTATAAGTTGATTGACCATCAACTAATGTAATAGAATTATTTTTTACTTCCCAAAAATGTAAACCCCTGTTACCCCATTCTTGAAACATAATGTTTAAAGAACGTCTTGCTGTTTTTATTTGATTACCCGAATAATCAAACATACCTAATCTTTCGTATGCTTCAGTGATTACATCATCAATATAAAAACTTGATTCAAAAGTTGTTGTTCCAGAAGTTGCCATCTAGACTCCTATTTATCAATCAATACAGTTGCTTTAGCACTTGTGATTGCACTGCAAGTCATTCCACTTTCAAACAAAATACCGTCTTCAGGAAGATTAAATGAAAATACATCTCCTGGAGGAACATCTGCTGTAAACTGAGTTCCATTTATATCTTGTAAAGTTACAGATCCCACAGCTGTTGTACTATTAGCAGATAGAATAATTCCTCTTAATCTAGTTCTACCACCAAATACTTGAGCTGCTGTTGTAATTTGGACTGCTTTTACGTCGCCTTTACTTGCCATAGTTTTTCTCCTATTAAAATTGTGTGGGCCCGAAGGCCCACGATATTATTTATTACGCAACTGTACTTGTTGGGTCATTCAATTGAAGCCATTGAGCTCCATCTGAAAACACATAGCAAGAAACAGAAGTTCCATTCGCACCGTTTTTAACATATGCAATAACACCTTCATTAGCTGTAGCTAATAAAGTTCTAGTTCCACCTGTTGTAGATAATGTAGTTACATTACCAGCAGAAGCTATGAATGGAAGGTTTCCACCTTGTTCAGTGTCGTTAGCACGAGTTGAACCTGCGTTTACGTTTGGTCCACCAATAAAGCCATTTAAAGCTACTACTGGTCCTGTAAATGTAGTATTTGCCATAATTATATCCTCCTAGTTTTTGAATACTGTCTCTAGGCCGTCGACTATACGCGTCAGTATTCTAATTAATTTGTATAGTAATTATTTTATATATGAAATAATTGAAAAGTGCAAGAAATCCCTAGGCTAAAAGATTGATTCTAGCTATTTATAAGTCCTAATTAACCAGCGTAAAGATGTACTTCGTAATCTTTATCGTTAGTATGGACTTCTGCTTCTTGTTTCCTGATAATTGATCTAATTACTTGTTTGATCTCATCACCAAGAACAGACATTTCAGCGGTAATTTGTCCTCTGTTTTCAAGAAATAACTCGTTCCATCTAGATTCGAGCTTCAGTTTCTTCGCGAACAATACCATGTTGTCCTGAGCCATTTGTAACCTCCTCATAGGTTATATAAAAATCATTAACAGTACTTGTATACTGTAAATCATTTTCTTCCCATTTTATATCAGATTTTCCTAAAAAGTCAATAATGGGTTTATTTAGCTCATCCACACTATTTATCTCTTTATCACTTTCAATTTCAAACTTAGTTTGAAGATATTTTGTAAATATTTTTATAAGGTATTTATATTCAGTCATTTTTTCTTTCTACATTTTAAATGAGGCGGGATTGTGTCCCGCCTCAAATAATTTAATTATTATGCACCTTCAACACCGAAGATACCTCTGAAGTCAGATACACCAAATGAGTATCTTTCTCTAGCTTTGTATCTTACGTTGCCAGTATCAAAGTCACCTTCCATAGCAGTCTTGATAGACGCTCTGTCAAAGTACTTCATACCATTTGGCACGTCAGTGATAATGTAGAACGCATCTGGATCTGTTAAGAAATTGTTCACTCTGTAACCTTGAGGAACCATTCCCATAGAAACGATTGCGTTGATATCATTATCAGCAGTTCCAACTCTACCTTGAGACTTCATCAATCTCTCAGCTGTAAATTGAAGCTCAGAAGGAACGATCATTTTCACTCCTCTTGCAGCAATTTTAAGACCTCTTTCGTCAGTCATTGCAGCGATGTCAATTAAAGACTGCTCCAATGAAGTTTCGTTTAAGTCCGCTTGAGTTGTTAAAGTGTTTTTAACAGTACCTGCGATTGTTGGGTGAGCAGTGTTAAATAATGAAACACCATCCCCTGAATCGAAAGCATCGTTAGTTGGTAGACCATTAATTAATGGTGCAACTGCTTTAACTTGTTTTGTGTTCGCCATAGATCTAGCTAATGCTTTAGTGTATCTACTAGCAAGTCTGTCATACAAGTTATCTTCAATCGCTTCTTCAGTGATTGAAAATGCTAAAGCTACAGTCTCGTGAGTGTATCTTGCAGTGTATGTCTCTTGAGCATTGTCAAAAGTTACACCTGAACCCTCAGACTTAGTCTGTGCTTGAGCAAAACCTGATAACATAACTTCTTCTTCAAACGCTCTGTCTGAAGATTCAGTTGTGTAGATCTCAGCATGCTGATTCTCATAACGTTTATACTCCAG